CTACGGGCCGCCCTTGAATCGTCGGCCTCCTGGATAATACTCGCCGCCCAGTCTCGACCGGCATCGCCACCCCATAGACCCCACGCGATGCGGCCCGCGGACGGGAATCCGTCCTCGCCGCGATTGAATCCTTCGGCCTCTTTGTCCACCTCGTGGCGGGCGAAGTATGAGGACATTCGGCGGAGTGTGGTGAATGGTAGGCGGCGACCGTTCGCGATGTCGCGAGCGCGGGCGACTCCCACGAGGGTCCCGCCACGGGCGAAGACCCGCCGCCATTCCAGGGCCTGTTTCGCCTCCGCGATCATCTCGCGGTTGGGTTCATAGCCTTCGGGGTCGATGGCGCGCTCCTCCTCTGGATCAACGTCCGCGATGTATTCGTCGGGGGTGTAGACATCCAACCCAAGATCGGCATAGCCACGGCGCACCTCTGGATCGTTGTCGATCGCCTCCTCAATGTCCCGACCGTCCTGGATCAAGAGTTCCGCCTTGTAAAGTTTGAACGCCACGGACGCGTTCGGACCTTCTGGGAAATCCGAGAGGTGGATTTCCTCAACGCCCGCGAGTCCGTGTTCTTGAATCCAGGCGCGGGTTTCTTCGAGGCGGTCGATGCTACGGCCGGAGATGATGATGATCTCGTACTCGCCCGACATCACCTGGGCGTTGAGCGCGTCGATGAGTTCCACGTTTGGGCGGTCGCCCGATAGCACCAGGGTGTCATCGAGATCGACAATGATCGCGCTCATCAAATGTCCACCGCGAAGTCGTAAACGTGAAGCGTTGTCGTTCCACTATCTACCACCGCGTGTAGGATGTCGCCGTCCGTGATCTTCAACAATAGAGGCGGGTCGGTATTCTCCAAGTGGAACCCGTTCGCCGTTGATACGTCCGCACCGCCAATGTAGACCTTCTTCGCGGAGAAGTTCCCAACGGTGAGTTCGTGAACCGTACCAGGCGCGGCCGTTCCAATCGCGACCGCGGCCGTTCCGATGGTGATCACGCGGACTTCATAGCGTGGCACTTATAGCCTCGCGATCCGCTTCGCTTCGGCGGGGTCCATACCCGCGCCGATGAGGAGAGCGTAAATGTCCGCCTTCTGTCGCGCACCGGCAAGCGTCGCGTCCGCCTGGTTGAGCGGTTGGCGATACGCGGAGGCGGCGGGGTCGTCGATTGGGGAGAGGTCCTCGATCTTGCGAATGTCCGCGATCGACTCCCAACCCTCCTGGACCGCGATCCGGTGGGCCTCGTAGCGGTCGCGTAGATTGCCGCGAAGGAGCGAATCCATCGACAACCGCACGAACGCATCGGGGAGCGGGATGAGGGTGGACAGCGCGCGCTCGATCTTCTCCGCGAGTGGGCGGAGGGTGTACGAGATGAAGGCGGCGTTGAGTTCCGAGACCGATGAGAAACTCATCGAGCCTGGGGTCGTCATTGCGAGAAGTGCCGGCGGAACGCGGAAGATTCGGGCGATCTCCGCCACCCCAAACTCGCGCGACGATAGAAGTTGGGCATCCTCTGGGCGGAAGGAGAGGGCCTTCCAGGACGCGCCACCGCTCAACACTCCGACCGAGTAGGAGTTCGAACCCGTGTGGGCGCGCGCCCATCCCTCTTTCAAGTTGCGGATCTGTTCCGCGGTGAGCGGTTCATTCGTCTCAATCACGCCCGCGGGTGTAGATGCGGACGAGAAGAAGTTGGAGGCGGATTCTTCCAGGGTGATCCCCAGGCCGATCGTTCGGCGGAGTGCCTCGATTGGGTTGATGCCGCGATCCGTTCCAGGGAATCGGATGAGCGGAATGTGGAGGATGGTGTCGGGTCCGAAGGAGACCCCGTTTACATTCTCGCCCGTTCGAACCACGTAGCGAATCTCCGCACCGGTGCGGACGATCTCGACGGCCTGGGGCGGAAGAACTCGAACCTCCAACGGTTCCAATGTCTGGGGATCTTTCGGCGCGTAGACGAAGGCGTTCCCGTTCACGTACAGGGACACCACGATTTCGGAGAGGACGGACTGGACCCCGATGGCGGGTTCCGATGCGAGTGGGGTGATCAACCAGGACGGCTTCGATCCGCCTGGGCGATACGGGCGGCGTTGTCCGTTGTCGCGCACGTAGGAGTCGATCGGCATCGTTGAGATGAGGTCGGAAAGTAAAGTGATACAGGACCACGCGGAGGCGAGGCCAATGGTGGACTTCTCATCCACGCGAGTCGCGCCAAAGATCGGCGCGCGGTCGAATGCCTGGGGAAGAAGTCCGAGGCCGTTGAGGTTGCGCGATTCGTTCCCGGTTCCGAGGACGCGGCGGAGGATGCTCACTGGTTATCCTTTCGCGTGTAGCCGATGGCCATCAACACAATCCCAACAAGTCCCACGATCAACGCGGGATGGACGAGGTACGCCGCGAATACTAGCATCGCGAACCCCGCGACCTCCAAGATGTTCGAAATCATAAGGCGATGAACTCCACACTCCGGGCGGGTTTGTCCGCCTCGCCCGCATAATAGCGCGCCCGATCGAAGGCCATCACCATTGCCACCGCGAGGTCGATCTTGCGGGGACTCCCGCGGTGTTCTTTCACGATGCGCGGCCCAAAGCGATCGATCTTCACGGCGGAGTTCGTGAGGTGGCGCGTGAGCGCGGCGGATAGATGTGGAACCCCGCCCCAGTGAAGTTGATCCTGGGAGACCGCCTCGGCGACCCTCTGGCACGCGGCGACCATTCGCACCGGACTCTGGGCGTAGTTCACCACGCGGCCCGCGTATGGTCCCTCGCGATCCAACGCCTCCAATGAGCGCGACCATCGGAACGGGTCCGCGGATAGTTCGAGGACATTGAGACCGCGCACCTCCACGAGATCGCGGAGATCCTGTTCAACTTGTCCGATGTCCACTTGCCAATGGGGATCGTCGAGCGGGCGTTCATAGAGGAGGAGAGGCTCAACGAACCCGTCAAGCGTACAGGCGACCGCCGCGCTCGCGTCCAACTGGAACGATCCGTCCCAGGCAATCACGCACGCCTCGCCTGGTTGAATGCGACGATCGGCCTCCAACCGCTCCCACGCGCCATTCGGCAACCATTGCGAAGTGGTTGAGACCCATCGATTCAACCGCTTCGTCTGGAACTCCACGGGAGAGATCGAACGGGCCGCCGCTTCAAAGTCTTCGGGATCGAGAAAGTCCCCATAGGCGGGGTTCGCCATTTCCCACGCCTTCGGAGAATCCCACGCGAGGGATTCCGGCGCGTGGAAGTATCGGAAGAAGAACGCATCATCCACCACCTCGCCCGCCTGGATTCTCATCCCGTATTGCCAGAGGCGATAGCACAGGGAATCTTGCCCGCGCGCGTCCGTCTTCGATCCCGCTGTTGAGATGGCCAGAACGAGAGGATTCCGACGCGTACCAGATCCGAGGTTCACCGCGGACCATAGGCGGTCGTCGGGTTGCACGTGGAGTTCGTCGAAGATCACCATCGAGGGGTTCGTACCTTCGGCGCGTGATCCGTCGGATGAGAGGACGCGAAGAACCGAACCCGTCTCTGGGTATTCGATCACGTCGCGCATCACCACCAGTTTCTGGGAGAGGACGGGATCGAGTTCCACCATCCGCGCGCACTCGCGAAATACGATCCGCGCCTGTTGTCGATCGCCCGCGCAAATCAAGACCTCCGCCCCGACCTCCTGGAATAGTCCAAAGAGGGCGATGCCGGAGGCGATTGTGGACTTTCCGTTCTTGCGTGGGAGGAGGAGAAGGCCGCGGCGGTTCTTCCGCCGCCCATCGGCGCGCACCTCAAAGAGTCCGTCGAGGATCTCGCGTTGCCACGGACGGAGGGCGATGAGTTGCCCAGCGTCGTCGCCTTTGGAGGATCGACAGAACGTTTCGATGAACTCCGCGACGAACGGGCCGTCCGTGCTAGGCGCGGCGGGTGGCGCGGATGATCGCGTCGAGTTTCGCGGTTGCCGAGTTCGCCTGTTCGCCAATCTCCGACCTCAATCCAACTCTTGCCGCCGGGGTTAGTCCCAACTCCCGCGCGTATTTCTTCACCGCGTCCGCATTATCGCGGACGATTTGGTGGAGCGGATTCTTCACGAAGTTCCCGTCCCGCCCTTTGAGGAGCGGGCCAGTCTTCGACAGCATCGCCTCCGCCTCCTGGTATCGAACGAACGCCTCCGAGTATAGGCGAAGGAGATCCTTGTCGGCGGACGTGAGGACCCCAGTGGGACCCAGGGCGGAGACGACGCGCTCCCAAACTTCACGCGCCTCTGGCCGTAGATCCGGCGGAGGCGTGAGCGGTCCACCCGCGGGGATGGGTTCGGCGTAGTTCACCACCGAAGGACGCGTCTCGCCCGCGAGGAGACGGAGACGCGTAGGCTTCGGTGCGGGTCCACGTGTTCCCATACTACTCCGCGGCGATTCTCTCCGCCTTCTTACCGGTTAGACGTTCCCAACGGTTCACGATCACATCACAGAACCGCGGCTCCATCTCCATCATAAAACACCGCCGCCCAACTTTCTCCGCGGCCATCATTGTTGAACCAGAACCGCCGAAGAAATCGGCGACGATCTCGCCTGGTTCGGATGAGTTCTCAATGAGTTCGGCCATAAGTGCGACAGGCTTCGCGGCGTTATGTTCGCGCTCCTCCCCTACCACTCGCGGGAAGCGGAGAATGTTCGACTTCATAATCGGGCGGCTCCCCATCTTTGTCGAGTCCATCATTCCGGTCCGCTTTGTCTGTCGGGCGAAGTAGACCACCAACTCGAAACATTGGCCGTAGTTCGTCCCCATCCCAAAGTTCCCCTTATCCCAGACCAGGAGGTTCTTCAAAGTAAGGCCCGCACGCTTTGAACTTTCCCAGATCGCGGGATAGGTTCGGAAGTCCGTGAAGAGGTAGACGTGGCCGAACATCGCGACCGCATCCGTTGAGATACGAAGGAGAGACTCGAAGAATGGGCGGACCATCTTGTCGTCGGCGATGTCCGTGGCGACCCCAGTGGACGAACCGAAGATGGCGTAGGGCGGATCGCTTGCGATCATTGCCACCACGGAATCTCCCACCAACTTCTTGCGCGCCTCATCGTTGAAGGTGTCGCCACAAAGTAGGCGATGCTCTCCGAGTATCCAGAGGTCCCCGTCTTTGGTGATCGTGTTGGGGTTGTTCGTCTCTGGGATCTCGTCATCCGCTCCGGTGATCTCATTCGTGGCGGACTTTCCAAGATCGCGGAGGAGATCTTCAACAGCGGGCGAGGAGGTCGAGACCTCCGCCATCAACTCTTGGAGTTTCTCCGTGTCTGTCGCGGCCATTGCCGCGATCGGGTCGATCGTCGCAAGGACGAGATCTTCCTCCTCTGGGGTTAGTTCAACGTAGACGACGGGAATGGTAGGCGTACCCTCGCGGAGTGCCAGAGAGACGCGAAGATGTCCGTCGACGAGGTTCCCGGTGGTGCGGTTCACGATGACGGATTGAACCCATCCGACCTCTTCAAGAACTCCCGCGAGAGCGTCCTGTTGGGCCTTTGGATGAATCCGCCAGTTCGACGGATTGGCGAGAAGTTGATCGGGGGCCTCTTCCCCGTGTCCTACGATTCGGGACCGAAAGATTGAATCGCTCATAGTTTCGCCACCCTCTCCCACGGAAGATCCAAGTCCCGGCGACCGAAATGGCCACCACGGGCGCACGGTTCATACTTCACGTGTGCCAATCCTAGCCGTTCCACGATCGCCGCGGGGCGGAGGTCGATCGCCTCGATAATCCGCCCAGAGAGGGAATCATCGTCGGCATCCCCGAAGGTATCCACGGAGACGGCGACGGGTTCGGCGACTCCGATGGCGTAGGCGATCTCAACTTCGGCG